GCTGCTGGCCAAGCTCTGCGTCCAGCCCTCGAAGGAACGTTTCGCCGTCTCGATCTTCGCTTTCCCGTTGTCGCCCAGAGCGGCCGACATCTGATCGGTAGAGCCCTTCACGGTGTCCTGCGTCGTGTGGATGCTGGTCAACGCCGGGAGGACCTTCCGCAAGGTGTCCTCCCACTGCGTCCCGAACAACGCCACACCCGCCGTGTTCTGCGCCACCGGATCCTTGATCTTCATGAGGGCCTGCAACGTCGCCTGCGTCGCCCGCTCCGCACTCGGACCGCCCTTCGCGATCTCCTCGGCGGTGGTCTTCGCGTTCATCCCGATCGCCTTGAAACCCTGCGCAGTCGTGGTACTGCCGTCGATCGCCCGCAGCGAGAACTCTTTGAACGCGTCCGCGATGCTGTCCGTGTCTCTCGCGCCAGCCTTGAGACCCTTCTGGAGAATCCCCAGCGCATCCTGACCGCTGATCCCCAACTTCGCGAACTGCGGCGAATACTCGTTGATGGTGTCCATGAAGTCCCCGGACGAATCCAGGCCCGACTGGAAACCAGCCGTGATGATGTCGAACGCTTCCTTGCTGTTCTTCGCCAGCCCCGTCTTCATCAACTGCCCGGCGGCCCTCGTGGAGTCGTTCACGTCCACGTCGAAGGTCTGCTTCAGAGCGAGCGCCGACTCTGCCATCGACTTGAGATCTGCCGTGCTCGTGTTCTTCAGGGACGACATGTTCCCCGAAACGCTCTTGAGCGCGTCGTTGACCTCCTCGATGCTGCCGCCCCAGTTGTCCCGGTAGATGTCACCCGACAGCTTCCCCGCAACCCCCGCCTGTTCCTTCGTCAATCCAAGCTGCGCCTGCAGCTTCCCGTTCGCCTCATTGATGTTGGCGTTGTCCAAGAACCCCTTGGCGAGCAGTCCGCCCGCAGCAGCGCCCGCAGCCAGGCCCACCGCGCCCAGCTTCTTCAGCTTGTCGCCGACGCCCTCGACATCCTGACCCGTGCGGCGCAGCGCCGCCCTGGCCTCGTCGTCCTGACCCGTCAGACGGATCCTGAGCGTGATGTCATCGGCCACGATTCGCCTCCTTCACCTGCTGCTGGTAATCCATCGCGGCCCGCACGTAATACGCCCACCACGACACGGACAATTGCTCGACATTGAACGGGGTGATCCCCGGCCAGCGGTGCGACACCAGAGCCATCCACCGGCCCAGCGACTCGCGGACGTCGTCGAACGGCCACGCGCTCACACGGGAAGCGCGGCCACGTCCACTGCTTCGGGTGTCGCCGGGCCACCGCTGCCCGGCGTCTGAGGGTCCGCAGGGTCGGCCTCGTCACCCGGCTCCATCACCACCTCGATCGACCCCAGACGCACGTCCACCGCCTCCAGGAACCCGATCCGCTCACCCGCCGCCCGACGCGCCAGGAACAGGCACACGGCCATCCATAGGTCTGCGTCGTCCGGCGCGCCGACGTCCTCGCCGCGCTCCACCGCCGCCTGGTGCTCCCGGCCCGCCCGGTGCATCGCCTCCAGGGCGTGCATCCCCAGACCGCCCGGCACGAAGTCGCGGGTCTGCTGCTTCAGCTCCATCAGGTGCAGCAGGCTCGCCGTCTGGTAGTTGACCGCCTGGTACTCGGTGCCATCGACGACGATCCTCACGAGCCGGACCCCGCCGACAGGCCCGCGATGACCTCACGCACCGCAGCCTCCACACCCTGCGCGATCTCCGGCTTCATCCGCTCCAACGGCGTCGACACCCACCCCGGCCTGACGTGCTGCAGGACCCACTTCGTCCGCCGGCCGTACACCGAGTGCCACAGCGTCCCCTTGTCCAACGCGGACAGGGCCACCGACCCGCCGCCGTGCTCCTTCGCCAGCTTCGCAGCCAGGACCACGCCCGGGTTCGACCCCTGCAGGATCTGCACCCGCCACTTCGCCCGGGCCACACGCGCCGCCAGGCCGCCGCGGCGCGGCAGGATCGCCAGTGCCGACGCCGACGCCGCGGCCTTCGCCGGCTCGACCGCCGACCGGATGCCCTTGTTGACGGCCTTGCGGACCTCCTTCTCGGCGGCACGCTGGATCGCCTGCGCCAGAGAGGCTGTCTGCCGCGAATCGCCCCCGATCACAGGGTGGTGTCCGACGTCCGGTAGACCACCCAGAAGTCCCGGTTGGTGCCGTCGTTCGTCACGTCCGCCTTCAGGTCGATGAGCCTGGTCTCGCCCGGCTTCACCTTCGGCAGGTTGTCCTTCAGGCCCATCTGCGGGATGACGACCTGCAGCTGCGCGAACCCGGCGCCGAGCACTTCCGGTGTCGTCCACGTCTGGTAGAACGCGAACTTCGTTCCGGCGATCAACCCGGCTGTGATGGTCGTCGCGTTGAATTCCACCTTCGCCGTGAAGGCGATCTTCGGGATTCCCACCGTCGGCTGGTTACGCCCGCCGACGATCCACCGGCCGTCGTCGATCGCCTGGTCGAGCTCCAACTTCCACTCACGGAAGTCCGCGAACGCCGTCAGGCCCGTCGCCAGAACGGTTGTCGACGGCGGCGTGAGCGTGCCGCCGAAGCCGACCGCGCCCTGATAGTGGTCGAAGATCGTCGGTGCGGTCGCGTACGTCTGCGATGCGGCCGCCGTCGCCGTCGTCACCGACCGGGCGTCGAACTCCACCTCGATCGTGGCGATGTCGTCCTCGGGCTGCTCGATCGTCACCTTGCTTGCGGTGCAACCGCTGTAGGTCTCGACCGAGCCCGTGGTCGACCCGGTGTTCTGGATCTTCAGGATCTGGATCGTGGCACTCGGCAACACGGTCCCGGCGATCCCCGGGTGAAACAGCATCTGCGAGCCGCCCGTGATGGCCGTCACCGTCGACACGCCCACCGCGATGTCCAGCAGGACACCGCCGGCCTTGCTCTCCAGCTCGACCTTGACGGTGACCTTGCCTTGGCCCGTCGGCAGATACCGCCGGCTGCCCAGCACCGCACGCCGCCCGGACCCGCCCTGCTGGCCCATCGACTGCCGAGGCCGCGGATCCCAGTCGCTGCCGGTCCCGTCGACGAACGGGTAGAACCGGTCGACGGTGACAGGCGTGTTATAGACCGACTCCCGCTTGATCCCGATCACATCGTCCAGAAGTGTCGCCACAGGTCAGCCCTCCAGGCTCTCGGCACGCGCCCACACGTCGACCTGCGCGAGCAGACCCACGCCCGGATCGTCACCGGACGGCTCGTGGCCGGCCACGTCGTCCGGGACCTCGACCGTCCCGCCGCGCGCCACCGACGCGCCGGCATCAGGGATGAACACCTCGAGCGAACCGCCGAGGTACCGCACAACAACAGGCATGGCTCTCCCTTAGATCCGGGTGTCGTAGGTGACGGTGAACGTGAGCGCGCAGCACGGGCCCTCGTTGGCCCACTGCTGGATCGACTCGATCTGCCCGATCCGGGCGAGCATCCGCGGCGCGACGATCCCCAGCGTCGGATTGCCGCGCAGCAGGGTCTCCACGGCGCCCATGACGGCGAACGCGGTAGCCCGGGCAGCAGTCGGGTCGATCCGGCCCGCGCCGGTCCCGTACTGCCCCACCGCCCTGCAGCGGACCGTGCCCTTCTCGTCGCGCGTGTTGTTCCCCAATGTCGCGATCCCCTGGCCGGAGTCGCCCCCGTCCTCGAGCGAATCCGGGTCACCCGCCCACGCGATCACGAGGTAGGCGTCGACGGGCTGCTCGTCCCGGCCGATCCCGAACGAGTCGTAGACGGGGATCTCGCTGCCATAGGCGGACGGGTCGCGGTACCCGGCCGTGGCCCGCATCAACGTGATCAGTGCCGCGACGACGTCCGGCCAGCGGGTGACGGCCATCAGAACCCGCTCACGGGCGGCATCGCGTACGGCTGCCACAGCTGCGCGACCCACCGCGGGATCGAGTACCCGGCGCCCGGTGCCCACGCGTCATCACTGGACTGGCGCGGCAGGTTCGTGCCGCCCCGCTGGCTGGCCATCAGATGCCGGATCATCTCCAGCACCCCACCCGTCACGTCGTCCGGCACGATGTCACCCGCGGGCCCCACCACGTAGGTGATCGCCACCGTCTGAATGCCCGGCCACCACCGCAGCCGGGTGAGTGGCCCGCCCCGGAACACCTGCCCCGACAGCGGTTTCGCCGTGTAGTCGGCCACGCCGAGCGTCGTCCCGTTCTCCACCACCGTGGTCACGCTGATGACCGGCTGGCGGCGCAGCAGGATCGCGATCCCCCCACCGTCCGACACCTCGACGACCGTCTTCCTGCGCCACGCCCGGTTCGTGAACTGCTCGCACGCGTCCGTCGAGCGAGCAGCGAAGTCGTACAGCTGCAGGTCGCTGGCCGTGGTGCCCGAGCCGAGGTGAGTACGGATGTCCGCCAGCGACACCAGCGGCGCATCGGTAGCCGCGACCACATGGAACGAGTCCGGCTGCAGCGCAGTGACCGGGCCCGTGGTCGACGCCGTCCAGGTGTGCCGGCCCACCAGCGTCGGGACGTAGTACGCCACGTAGGTGCCCGTCCCGGAGTGCGCCACCGTCCCCGGCGTCGTGAACACCGTGGACGCCGTGCCGTCCGGGAAGAACACGCTGATCGTCACCGAGGTGGCGTCAACGGCGGTCCCGCCGCCATCCCGCACGACCACCGGTAGAGGCACCTGCGAACCGATCGCGTACCGCACGTCAGCCTCCACTCAACGTCGGGGCACCAATCGGTGCAGCGGTCAGGGTCGGCGCCGACGAGCCGCCGGCCGCCAGGGATGCCGCAGCGCCCGGGTAGGCGCCGACGGTCGGAGCCAGGTCGGCGCCGACTGACGACGTGGCCGCCCGATCGGTCCCGGGGGCGATGGACCCGCGGGTCGGGACCGGGCGGGCCAGCATCACCGCGGTCGCGACCAACGAGGCCTGGCCGACGACGCCGAGGGTCTGTGTGGTCGCCACCGCGGCTGACGCGGACAGCGAGGCCTGGCCGACCTTGCCGACGACGCCCGCGGCTGACATGACGGCGGTGACGGTCGAGGTGAGCGCCCCCACGGCACCCACCGTGGCCACCGTGACCGTGGACGCCGTGCCAGTGACCGACGCACTGCCGAACATCCCCAGGAGCCCGGACGTGGCCACGCCGGCCGTGGCGGTCGACGTGACCGCACCCACGGCCCCGAGGGTCGCAGCGGTGGCGACGGAGCCGGCAGCGCTGGCGGTCAGGGTGCCGACGACGCCGACGATGCCGGTAGCGGTGAGCGCGGCCGTTCCGGTGAGGATGGCTTGCGCACCGGACGACGCGACCATGCCCGCCGTGATGGTCGACGACATGGCGCCCACGACACCCACGACGCCCGTCGCGGTCATCGCCGCCGTAGCTGTGGCCGATATGGCACCCACCGCGCCGAGAGTCGCCGCCGTGGCCGTGGCAGCCGTGGCAGTGAGCGACGCCGCTCCGACCGCGCCCACGACCCCGGTGGCCGAGATCCCGGCCGTCCCGGTCAGGGTCGCAGCGCCGGTGAAGGAACCGGCATCTGCCAGCATCACGGCGGTACTCGTGAGGGTCGCGCCGCCGACCTTGCCGACGACACCCGTCGCCGACATCGCCGCAGTGCCGGTCAGGGTCGCAGCGCCGACGACACCGACCGTGGCAGCGGTCGAGATCGCGGCCGTACCGGCCGAGGTGAGCGCCCCGACCGCCCCGACCACGCCGGACCCGGTCAGGCCTGCCGTGCCGGCCGGCGAAGCGGCACCGACGATGCCCACGGCACCGGTAGCGGTGAGGCCCGCCGTCGCCGTCGCCGAGAGGTCACCGGACCGGCCGACGACACCCGTCGCGGTCAGCCCGGCGGTGACCGTGGAAGTGAGGTCACCGGCGAGCATGATTGCGTCGGACGTCGCAGTGAACGGGTTGATGAAGTCGACCTGAGTCGGCCCGTAGAGCGCTATCCCATTACCGGCCGGACCGGGAAACGGCGTGAACCCGTTCCCGCCCGATTCGGTGATCTCGACAGCGGCCCAGTGCCAACCGGGAGTCGAGAACGTTGCCGAGATATTGAACGACTGCGACCCGGGCGCGCCCAGCGTCTTGAATCCGGCCGCCGAGACCAGGTCATCGAGGCCCGAATTGAACCCGGCGTCGACCGTCAGGTCCGTCGACGACGCCGTGGTCGACGCCAGCAGCGAACCGGCCGCCACCAGCATCACGCTGGATGCCACCGTGCTCGTGAAGGCGGTAGCCGTGAGGTTCGCCGTGCTCGATCCGCCGTGACCCGTGGCGCCGACGGACAACGTGCCCGCGGCCGAGACTCGGTAGACCTTGCTGGACGTGAAGAAGCCGCCCGAGCTGGCCATGGTGACCGTCATCGCCGACGCCGACGACACCAGCCGAGTCGCGATCACTGTGATGATGTTCGCGCCGGTCGGCGCGTCGGCATTGCCGTCAGAACGGACCGACGTCCAGGTCCCCGACAGGCTGTCGGAGACCGTGACGGCAGTCGTATTCGTGTTATCGAAACTCACGCAGGCGACGAGAATCTCACCAACAGCAGGCGTGAATGACGCCGTTGTTGTCGTACCGGTCGGGGTAGACCCTGGAGTTACCCGGGCTACCGTAGTGGTGACGGTAATTGCCACGACTCACCGCGCCTTTACGGGGTCGTGGACATGTCCTCAAGCGAGAACGTGTGGCACTGGATGCTGTTCGCAGCATTCGCGACCGACCACGTCGCCGTGACGTCGATCTGAGCCGCCGCGCTGGAGTCGAACCCCGTGCCGACCGCCGGAGCCGACACCGACCATGGCGCGGCCGTCGGCGCACCCGTAGCGGGCACCGGTGCGCCGACGTTCGCCTCGGAGACCCAGAACCCTTGCGGGAACAGGGTCGCCGACGTCGACGCACCCACCGATCGGGCCACGAGGTACAGCTCCAGGAACCACGCCACGTTCGTCTTCGCCACCACGTTCAGCGCGAACGCCTGGCTCGTCGCCACCGCGACCGACCCCAGCTTGAACTTCAGGGTCAGCGTCCCCGGAGTCGTGACCACCGTCGAGATCCGGCCCGATGCCGTGACGTAGAGCGCCTTCCCGACCCGGTTGACGTACCCCGACGGAAGGGTGATCTTCGCCCCGGCCGGGAGGATGCTCGTCTCCGCGGTCGAGTTCGACAGGGCCGTCCCGTCGACCTGAGCCTCGACCAGAGTGGAACGGTAGCCGGGCATCAGGCATGCACCCCGAACACCAGCATCGCCCCCGCACTCGACGACGGACCTGCGGGAATCGTCACCGAATTCGCGGTGATCGTGGCCGTCGCCGAAGCGCCCGCCGCCGGACCGGCAGTGCCGACCATCGTGGCGGCGAGCGCATTCGAGAAGTACGTCGTCAGGTCGAGAGTGTCACCCGCACTGACCTTCCTCAGAGCGATCAGCGCGAGGTATTCACTGGTGCCCTCGCCGTAGACGACGATCGCGTTCGTCCCCCACACCAGAGCAGCCATCAGGCGGCAATCGGGGTGAACGACAACGTGAGCGTGGTCATCGTGAACGTGTTCGTACTCACCCACGCCTGCGAGGCCGTCAGCGCGCCCGACCAGTAGAACGTGCCCGCCGACGCCGCCGACCAGATCGAGATGTGCGTCAGCGTCTCGCTGGTGCCGCCGTTCGTCCAGGCCGACAGTGACGACAGGGTCATGGACCCAGCGCTGGCCGCGTTCCACACCACCGCGTTACGGGTCGCGCTACCCACGCTCACCGCAGTAGTCCCGGACGCGCCCGGGTCGGCCGTGTGCAGCTGGATGAACGGCGTCGCGATCGCCCCGAACGCCGTGTTCCTGAGCACATTCAGGGTGGCATTCGCGAAGTTGACAGCCGACAGGCCCGCGGTCATTCCGCCACCTCACCCTCGGGATAGCAGAACCGGCACTCGGGCACGCACGGCGCGTGATGCGTCACCGTGCCCGAGGCCGTCATCGTCAGAGTCGCGATGACGTCACCCACGAGGCGCCCTCGCCTTCCGCGTCCCCGGCTTCGACTCCGGCTCGGCCACGGGCTCCACCTCGGCCGGCTCGTCCTCGACAGCCGGCTCGTCCTCGACCGGCACCTCGGCCGGCTCGTCCTCGGCGCGGAACACCACCGGCGCCGGCGGACCCGCCTCAGCCGGCCCGAACAGGCCCGGGTGCTCCAGCACGATCGGGTCTTCCTCGTTGGCGAGGTGCCCCGCCTGGACGAACTCCTCAGAGCCGTCCAGGCGGGACACGAACGCGCTACGGCGAGCGCAGAGCATCAGCCCTCGACCAGCACACGGAACGCGTTGGTGGTGGTCACGTCGCCACCGAACCGCCAGAACGCGAACCAACCGGCCTGACCGGTCGGCCGGGCGTTCGCGGTGCCCTTCACCATCGGCTCGTACAGCACCGACATGCCGATCCGGTCCACGATCAGGTACTGCGAGAAGTCGCCGTACAGCAGGTTCTTGCTGGCCGTGGTGATGGTGCCGACCATCGTGGTCGACTCCCGGAACGGCGACCCGAGCAGACGCTCAGGCGAACCCGCACCCAGGTTCGTCCAGTACGACGAACCGCCCGCAGTGTCGAACTGCCGCGCCTTGTTGATGATCGCCAGGTTCGCGACCCAGTTGAGGTTGCTCCGCGGCCCCCGGAACCGGGCCGGCAACGCCTGCTGAACGGCGTAGATGTCGCCGATCGCGAACGTGGCCACACCGATCGACGTCACGGTGGTCGCGCGGGTGACCGCACCCCACGGCTCCCCGGTGCCCGTACCCGTGGCGAACTTCTGCTCCTCCAGACGATCCTTCGCGTCGGAGAGCAGCATCGGGAACTGCTGCGCGAAGTCGGAATCCTCCAAGATCTCGTAACTGCCGAACACCCACGCGCTGGCCTTCTGCGGCGTGATCTGCAGGGTGCCGACCGTCGGAGAGTGGTCGGTGTCCTCCGTGCCTTCCGCGAGCATCGCCGCGTTCACACCGGCCGACGTCACGCCGTTCCAGTTGTTCGTGGAGGTCGACCGCTGCCCGGAGATCTGCCGCCACGGGTTCGCCGAACCCACGTTCGTCAGGATGATCGTCGGGTCCAGGGTGAACGGCACCAGATAGCCGCCGTTCGCGCTGGTCAGGGACAGCGCGGCACGCTTGCCCTCACCCTCGGGGTCCTCCAGGTACTCCTCGAACGCGTCGTGGTAGCTGTCGGCCCCCGTCCGCAGGATGTGAGCGGCCATGTAGGCCCGCGACCGGCGCGACATCGGCACCGTCTGGTTGCGGAAGTCCGCGCGGTGCCCCTGCAGCATCCGCGTCGCGTGCTCGGCACCGTCCTGCGCCAGCCGGCCCGACCGGTGCGCGCCCTCGATGGCGTCCAGGGCACGGTTCGACACCTCGGACTGCGGCACGAGACCCATCCGCATCCGGTCGAAGTCGACCGCGAACGGATCGGCCGTGGCCGACCGCACATAGACCCCGTCATCGGATCGGCCGGTACGGCGAGCACCGTCACCCGGCTCGCGGTTCGCCGGCGAACCCAGGTGCGCCGCCCGCACCACGTCCAGCCGGTCCGCCCGGGCCTGCAGCGGCACGGCCTGCGCCTCCAGGCCATCGAACTCGCCGAGCAGCTCGTCGACCTCGACCGGCAGGGCGGCGAACGCCGCCCGGGCCGCCTCGTCGGCACCGGCGCCCGGATCGGTCGCCGCCTCGATCTCCAGGAGCCGGGCACGGATCGCCTGCTGGCGGGCCCGGATCTGAGCAAGAGTCATCGCATGATCCCTCTGGTGAGCATGCCCACGCGAGCGCGCTGAGCAGCGGTGAGCCGACCGGAGTGCGCGATGCGCGGGTCCTCGGCAGCGGGCGCCAGGATGGCGGTGCTGGTACGGCTGACCGAGCTCGGGCGGCGTCCGCTGCTCGAGGTGGTCAGCCCGCCGACGCCCGATGTGTCGGACGGCGGATCGAGTGGGGTTACATCCGTGACGGTCGGGTCGGCCGGCATGTCGCCGGCGTCCTCGACGTCCGGGTCAGGGACGGCCAACATCGCCGCGACGACCATCTGCGCGGCGTCCAGAGCACAGTCCGCGGCGCACAGCGCGTCCACGATCGGGTCCAGGCCCGCATCGGCACCCGCCAGCATCGCCAGCAGCAGTGTCAGATCCTGCGTCTCCTGCGGCGCCAACGTCGCCCGCGAGAAGTGGTCGCGCACCCGCGCCAGCTGCCGGCCGCGGTCACCCATCCGGGCGCGCACCCCCAGGACCATCGGCACGTCGTAGGCGGGCATCGGCGTCGGCCCGTACTCACGCATGGCGACCTCCATGCGGGTCACCAGCGTCAGCGACCCGTCACGCGCCGCCCTGTACTTCCCGCTGGACCGGTCCGGACCTGGCTCGGACCGCACGAACCGGCCCGAGAAGCTCTGCCCGGTGATGTCGCCGTTGCGGATCGACTCCAGCACCTGATCGGCGAGCGGCGTCCGGTTGTACCGGCTGACCGTGATCAGACCGACGCCATCGGTCCGGGGCGCCTCGATCGGCGACCCCAGCGGCACCGAAGCCATCTCTGACGGCGTGCCCTGGAGCGTCAGCGCGTGGTTGTAGAAGACGCCGAACTTCGTGCCCCGCTGCTGGATCGACCGGTCGAACGACGACGGGTGCAGCTGCTCCCGATACCGGCCCTGCTGGTCGGAGATGTCCGTCTCGTGGTTGAAGACGGCCGCGTACGCCTCGACGGTGCGGCCGCTTCCGTCGTTGCGGATCTGGATGTCCTGCAACGGGAAGGACCGGGTGAATGCGCTCATGCTGCTGCCTGCCCTCCGGCATCGGACGTCATCGGATCGGCCGCCGTGGGGTCGGTGCCGGGATCGGGCGGGAGCAACTGCACCGGGATCAGACCCGAATGCGTCAACATCGACAGGTCACACGCCTGGACGGCCGCCGCGACGCTCGTCGACTCGTACCCGACCTGGATCAACTTGCTGGCCGTGGTCGCCTGGACCGCGAACGTCTGCGCCCGCTCCATCTCGCCCTGGCGCAGCGCCGCGATCTGCTCGTCGTTCCACCACAGGCGGGAGTCGGCCGGCACCTCGGCCAGCTTCGCGAGCGCAGCGCACGCCGAGCGCCACAGCGGGCGCATCGTCAGGTCAGCGAACCGGCGCATCGCCTGCGCGTAGTTGCTGTACGTCGCCGCCTGCAGACCTTCCTTGAGGCCCACCACGATGCCCGGAACGCCTGCGGCAGAGGCGATCCGCGACTCACCAGCAGCCTGCACGGTGGTGTATTCGAGCTTCTGCAGGTCGGCCCCGACGACGGTGAAGTCGGCGCCCCGGTCGAGGATCAACGTTTTGAACGCGTTGTCGACACCGCCGTGGCGGGCCTTCATCCGCGCGCCCACCGACTCGATCACCTCGTCGGTGAGCTGCTGTTCATACTTGATGATCATGTTTGGCGTGGCGGCATTCTCCAGATACCGGATCTTGTACCCGGTCAGATCCGTATCCGCGTCGATCTCACGGACGATCGGCGTCAGCCACGACATGCCCCGGAACTGGGCCATCGGGTCCGGGATCGGCGACCAGTGCGCCACGTCCGCGACGTCGTAGTAGTCCGACTGCCGCTCACTGTCGAACGTCGACGGGTCGTAGAAGTAGCCGATCACCTCACGGTGCTCGTGCCCGTCGATGTCCTCGACCAGCGCCGACACGATCGTCACCAGGTCCGGCCGCAGCCGCTCCAGGAACGTCGACCCGTCCAACCGGGTGCCCTTGCGGATGTAGGCGTTCCCCGCCAGAGACGCGTCCTGCTCCATCCGGGCCAGCAGTTCGCCCGTCGACCCGCCCCGCCAAGGCATCTCCAGGACGGCCAGACCGGCATTCGCCCACAACTTCATCGTCGAGCGGTTCCGGTAGACGAACTCGGCCTCGCTGAACAACATCAGACGGGCCAGGATGCACGAGAAGATCACGCCGTTACCGGCGTACCCCTGCTCCGCGAAACCCGTATACCCCGGCCGGATCCGCTCGTTGTCCGGCGAACCCCACGACGACATGAGGATCGCCGCACCCGACGCCGTACCCTCACTGATCTTGCTGCCCAGACGGGCAGACTCGGGCTCGGGCTTCTGCCGCAACCCCAGCCACTCCAGAACCCCCATCCGCCCCCCTCACACCACGTAGACGTTCGCTGTCGTGATCTGCGGGTGCTCCAGCAGGTTCGCCCGGGCCTCGGTCATCGCCACCAGCGGCGAGATATCGCCGCTGGACGTCTTGCGGCGCCACGCCCACCCGTCGCCCAGCTCCCGCTTACGACCCGCCGACACCGCGGCGTCCAGCGCCGGCTGACCGATGTGCCGCACCGACCCGGCCACCACATCCCGGAACAGGCCCTCACAGCCGGCCACCAGCGCCCGCGACGACATCGGCGCCAGCACCACGCCCGCCGCCTCCAGCTCGGACGCCAGCGACGCCACCGGCCCCGCCGGGTCATACGCCACCGGCAGCGACGACCACCGCCGAGTCACCTCAGCCACCCGGGCCACGAACCAATCAGTCCCCGGCCGGTGGTCGATCAGCTCCAGGTGCTGCAGGCCGTCCGCCCGCCAGCCGGCGCACACGATCGCCGCCCAGGTGCTCGCCGGCGTGATGTCGATCGCGAACGCCGGCTCACCGACCAGCTCGGAATCCTCGTCACGACACGCCGCCCAGGCCTGCGCCGGGATGACCTGCTCGCCGGCGTCCCGATCCACCCACTGATTGAGGTAGGCACGCCGGAACAGGTTCAGGTTCCCGGCCGCCTCGAGGCTCACGTACTCGGCGCGGATCGCATCCTCGGTCACCGTGAAGCCCAGCGCCGGCATGCACGACCGCCACACCGCAGGATCCGCCGGATCCGCGTCAGGCTCGGCCGCGTACTCGATGTAGGCGACGCCCGAATCGGCGCCCGCCTCGACCAGCCGCCTGCCCGCCTTCACCTTCGTCAGCAGGTAGAGCGAGGTGTCGGTACCCGCCGTCGACAGGCCCCAGTACTGCGCCTGCCCCCGCGTGATCATCGCCGGGCGCCACGCCTGCTCGATCCGGTCATCGACCTGCGCGAACAACTCATCCGCCAGACCGAGATCCAACGTCTTGCCGTGGCCGGCCTTCTCCGTCGTCGAGATCGGCCCGAACGTCGACCCATCCCGGTAGCGGACATGCTCTCGGCCGCTCGCCAGCGACACCCGGAACCGGCCCCGCATCTTCGGCGCGGCCTTCAGGTCCTCGACGAAATCCTCTTCCCACTTATCGCGGGCATCGGTCCGCGTCTGCGCCGCATACAACATCCGCTGCCGGCCACCCAGATGCTGCGAGATCTGCGCCCGCAACGTCGCCACCGGCAACACCAACGTCGTCTTGCCCGACTGGCGAGGGATCGTGACGTACACCTCGCGGTACGCGAACCGGCCCGTACCCTCGTCCACCTCGAGCGCCAGGTCCGCGACCTGCTGCTGCCACGGCATGTACGGCTTCCCCAGCACCGCAGCCACCCGGCCCGCGTGCGGCCCCCACGTCGGACGGTCAGCCCGCCGAGGGGACGACCACCGGGGCCGACATCCCGCCGAAGAGGTCGTCATCATCCGCCGCCTCGAACTCGACGAGCGCCCGAACGGTCTCCCGGATCTCCCGCACGATCGGCGGCAGCGCCTTCGGATCCGCCACCCGCACCGCCGGCGAGTCAGCCACCTCCGCGAGCAGCGCGATCGCCGCCGTCAGCGTGTCTGCCGCCGGATGCGCACTGAACACGCCCGCCAGCTCCCGGCGCACCACGTCCGCCAGACTCTCGGCCTGCTCGGACACCTCCGGCGCGGCCGGCACCACCTCGGGCACGGCTGGCGAGTCCAGCGGCTCAGGAACGAGGCTCAGGCGCGGCCCCGCGGCCCGCTCGGCACGCCGAGAACGCTTCACAAGTCGTCTGCAGGACGCGTGGTAGGTCGGGATCGGACCCGTCGCGCCCGCCTCACCAGGCTGGCCGCAGTGCTGGCAGACGAACGATCGAGCCATCGGCCACCCCCGAACCCGGGTCCCCAGGGCCAGACCATGGTCAAAAACGGGGCGAC